TTGTGGCGCGGGTCTGGGTCGGCCCTGACTTGGCCGACTTCGATTGGGGTGCGCATGTGGCGGGCTCCTGGGTGGGCTGGGGGGAGCGTAGCGCGGGAAGGGGAAGGGGTCAATAGCGGCGGGCAAGAAAGATCGCAGACCTGCGGTTGACAGCCGCGCGGGCCTGCGGTAGAACCTGAGTGCCGACAGCGGCCGTCCTCCGCCCCACGCACGGGGCACCCCGTCGCGCGCCTTGGCCAAGGGCGCGCGGCGGGGCTGGGGGGAGCGGTCCCGAGCGGCCCAGCAAGAGGACTGCCACAACATGAACAATATCGGACCGGGCGCGCCCCGGCCGGCCGTCGCTTTGCGTCCGTACCAGGAGCAAGCGATAGCGGCCGCGCGCGCCATGATTGCCACGAAGGCCGCCCGCGGCGAGCCGCGCCGGGCGATGATCGTGCTGCCCACGGGGTGCGGCAAGACCCGCACGGCGCTGACGTTGATCCAGCGGCGCATCGCGGAGGAGCCCGGTCTGCGGGTGCTTTGGCTTGCCCACCGGGCGGAGCTCCTGACGCAGCCGATTGAGGCGCTGATCGGCGTCGACCCGGAGCTTGCGCGGCGGTGCGGCGTTGTGCAGGCCAACCGCAACCAAGCCGGGGCCCAGATCGTCATGGCGTCGGCGTTGACGCTGTGCGGCCCCGAGCGGCTGGCCTACTACCTGAAGCACGGCACGCCGGGGCTGGTCATCGTCGACGAAGCGCACCGGTCGCTCGGGGCGCGCTACCTTGCGCTGATGCAGTCCATCGAGGACGCGGGGGCCGAGGCGGGCGCGCCGGTGGACTGGGTCGCGCTGACCGCGACGCCGGAAAGGACCGACCGTGTGTCGCTGGCGTCGTTCTGGGGCCCTGAGCCGGCGCACGTCTACGCCATCGCGGACGCGATCCGGGAGGGCTACCTGTGCCCGCCGCGGTTCGTCGATGAGCAGCTCGAGCTCGACGAAGTGCAGCGGGCCGAGATCAAGGCCATCGAAGACACCGGCAACGATGAGCGGCTGGGCGATGCGCTGATCCGGTTCGGGGTGGTCCCCGCGACCGTCGATGCGATGGAGGAACACCTGCGCGTCGGGGCGCAGACAGGGCAGCCCGTGCCGTCGCTGGTCTTCTGCGCGAACGTGCGGCAGGCGGACCTGACCGCGGAGGCCCTGATCGCTGGGGGCTGGCGCGCCGCGCTGCTGACCGGCACCACGCCGGACGGCAAGCGCCGGGCGATGCTGACGGACTTCTTGCACCACAACGTCGATGTCATCGTGAACGTCGGCGTGCTGACCGAGGGCACGGACCTGCCGCGCTGCGCGGGCATCGTCGCGGCGCGGCCGTTCACGTCAAAGCCGCTCTGGCTGCAAGCGGTCGGGCGCGGCCTGCGCTTGGCGCCGGGCAAGGACGAGTGCATCGTCGTTGACCTCGCGGGCGCCCACAAGGAGCATCACGGGGTGCTCGGCGTCGCGGTCTTGGGCGGCGACGGCGAAGGCAAGGAGGCTGCCGGGCCGCCCCTGCCGGGCGCGACCTACGAGCCTCGGGTGCCCTTGACGATCAACGGGGTGGAGATCGTGCCGGGCGACGGGCGGTTGGTGCGCGCCCTGCCGGTCGTCGCCGGTCGGACCAAAGGCGCGCTGCTGGCCGGACAGGACACCGGCCTGCGCGCCGCGATCTTCGCGGTCGGGACGCCGGACGTCACGAAGGATGGCAAGGAGTTTGTCAAGTGGGAGCGGGTCAATGAGATCGCCGTCGGGCAGGACGTCGGCGATGACGTGCTGACCAAGATCGTCGGGACCGACATCGTGCGCGTGGTCAAGGCAGTCGGCGCGATGTCCCTGGACCGGGAGCGCCGGGGCCTGCAGGTGCCGTGGGCGCACGCGCAGGTCGGCGGCGAGCACGTGCGGGTCTGCTTTCTGGAGTCCATCCCGAAGCACGAGAGCAAGCGCGCCGGGGCGCTTTGGGTGGTTCAGTCCGGCGACGCTGAGAACGAAGACGGGTACGTGATCGGTCTGCGCTACGTCGGGCGCCGGGGCGGCGTGGATGACCGGACCGGGGAGAACCCTTACCCGACCGGGGCGGACATCCTGCGGCCCTTGGTCGCCGCGCCGGTGACTTGGTCGGTCGTCGATGCGCTGGCCGCGGACTACCTGCGGCAGACGATCAAGGAGGCCGCGGCCGAAGAGCGCTGGCGCCTGCAGCCCCCGTCGCAGCGTCAACGCGATGCGGTGGTGTGGGCCGGCGGCAGCCGCGCGGCGGCGGAAGCGGCCGGGACCGCGGGTGAGTGCCATGACCTGCGGGCGGCGGCGCTGACGCAGCGTGACCCCGAGGCGGCCAGACTGGTGCCGATGCTCAAGGCCGGGCGCCTGGGGGACCGCCTGTGACCGCCGGCGCGCACGATGGCCTGCCCTTCGCCATGACGCTGTACGACGGCGCGCTGGGCGCACGGTGGGTCTGGGCGGGCGTGACGACGTGGGGATGGGCGCGCGGTGTCCTCGCGGCGCGCCATGCGTCCGGCGGCCCGGTGCCCGCGGTCCTGCCGGACGGGCGGAAGGCGCAGGACGCGGCCAAGGTCCGGTGCCCGTGCTGGTCTGCGGTGTCCTGGCGCCCGGACGCGGACCGGCCCGAGGATGATCGCGGGCGACGCAAGGCCGACGGCGTGGCGCACGTCTTCGCGCTGACGCTGGACTACGACGACGGCGTGGGGCCTGTCGAGGCCCTGGACCGGTGGGCTGGCTACGAGCGGCTGGTCTATACATCGTGGTCGCATCGGCCGGACCGGCCGAAGTGCCGGATCGTGCTGCCGCTTGCCGAACCTGTGCCGGGGCCTGTGTGGTCCGGGGTATACAGGGCGATCCTCGCCGATGAGGGCGGGGCGGCCGATGCGAAAACGCTGGACCCGTCGCGCATCTGGTTTGGTCATGCGGAGGGCCACGGCGGGCCGCACTATGCACGATGGCGCCCCGGTCGGCTGCTGTCGCTGTTGGACTTGGCGCTGGACGTCGACGTGAAGGCCCAGGCCCGCGCCGAGGTTGAGGCGGAGAACCGGGCGCGCCGCGCGGCGCAGGCATCGGCAGCCCGTGCGGCGGCCGAACGGCACGCGGACCGCGGCGAGGACGCGGCGGGCCGCTTGCGCCGGAAGCTCTTCGCGGTGGACCCTGATCTGCGGGCCCGCGTGGGAGCGCACGCCGGGGGCCGGATCGTGACCGGACCGGACGGCGGGCAGACGGTCCGCAAGGCGCTGTGTCCGGCCTGCGGGCGCCCCGGGGTGTGGTTCGGAGTGACCAAGGGGCGCGCGCGGTGCGACCACGTCAATACGTGCGGCTACGGGGCGGGTGAAGGGGTGCGGGTCATCGAATATGCCGACGCTGTCGGCTTTCTGGGGGTCTGATGGGCTACAGCTACGACGACGAAGGGCAAGAGGGGCAGGACATCGCCACGTGGCGCGACGGCACGCCGGCGGCGATGGCGCGTGCGGCGGCGGTATGGGCGCCCGCGGCGGGCTGGGCGGCGGCCCTGGCGACGCCGGCGCTGGACAAGGCCGAGCGCATCGGGGCGCTGGTCCGGCTGCGGGAGTGGATCGAGGGTGACCCGCTGTGGAGGGCGGAGCCGTGCGGGCCGGGCCTGCCGGGCGCTGGGCTGCGGGAGGTCTTGGCAGACTTGGCTGGCGTGCATGGCTTCGGCGGCAAGATCGCCGGGATGATCGGCGCGATCCGGGATGCTGAGGAGGCGGCAGGCAAGCAGCGCACCGCAGCGCGCAGGGCCCGGGTGGCGTCCGGCGGGCAGGACGAGGGTGCGGGCGGGTCGGTCGGCTTCGGGCGCGGCCCCGTGCCGGTCTGGGCACTGCCCCCGGCCCTGCGGCCTGCGGTCGCGGTGAAGTGCGGCGGGCGCCTGATCGCACCGCACCGGCACGGCTTGGCCGATGGGGCGGAATGGTGGGCGGTCGGGTCGGACGGGGCGCTGCGGGCGTTCCGGGAGGTGGAGAGCAAGAGCGACGACGGCCCGCAGATCAAGATCCGGGTCGCGGCGCCGGGTGCGGTGTGGATCGTTGACCGGGGCCTCGATGTCGAGCACGGCCATGAGGTCGTGACCCTGGCTTGGCGCGCTGAGGCAGGCCCGGGGCCGGCGGACGGCGCTGGGGTCTGGCGCACCAAGACGGTCGGGCGGACGGTCATCGCGGACCCGCGCAAGCTGGTCGAGCTCGCGCAGGACGGCGCGCCGGTGACCGCGGGCGACGTGGCCCGGTCGCTGGTCGATTGGCTCGCGGACCTGCTGACCGACCGGACCTATCGGACGCTGATTGGGACCGCGGCGGCCGTCGCCCCGCGCCTTGGGTGGATCGGCCCGGACCCCGAGCCGGACGGGTGGATCGGCCCGAACGGCAAGGACGGCGCGCCGGGGTGGATCGGCTGCGCGCCCGGCGCGGCGCCCGTGCGGCTGGCCGCCCCGGATGGCCTGGATGCGATGGCCGCGGCCCTGCGGCCTGCGGGGCGCGCTGATGCGCTTGCGGACGTGATGGCATCGGCGACCCCGACGCTGTGGTGCGCAGTCGGCGCGGCGCTGGCCTCGCCGCTGCTGCGGCCCCTTGGCCTGCAGGGATGGATCTTGGACATCGCCGGCGCGACATCGGGCGGCAAGACGTCGGCGCTGACCGTCGCGGCGTCGGTCTGGGGGTCGCCTGAGTCGCTCATCCGCACGTGGCGGGACACGGACGTCTTTGTCTTCGCCTGCGCGTCGTTCCTTGGGTGCCTTCCGGTGTACTTGGACGACACCAAGACCGAGACGGACCCCAAGCGCATCGCCCGGGTGGTCTACAGCCTGACGTCCGGCACCGAGCGCGGCCGGGGCTCTGCGGACGGCGGGGTGCGGGCGCTGCGGACGTGGCGGTCGGTCGGCATCCTGACCGGTGAGCAGCCGTTGACGTCGTTCTCAAGCGACGCCGGCACGCGGGCCCGGGTGCTGCCGCTCTGGGGGCAGGTGTTCCGGACAGCGGATGAGGCAGAGCGCGCGACCTTGGCGGCCCGGCGGTCTTGGGGCCACACCGGCGCGGCGTTCGTCCGGGCGCTCTGTCAGCCCGGGGCGCTTGAGCATGTGCGCGGCCTGTATGACGTGTGGGCCGAATGGCTGCGGGCCGAGCTCGGGACCGGGGCGGAGGGCGTGGCCCTGCGGCTGCGGCTGCCCGCTGCGGCGGTCCTGGCGGCCGTGGCGGCGGCGGTGGAGTGGGGCGTGTTGACCATCACCGCAGCGGCCTGGGACGGGATGCGCGCGGCCCTGCTGTCGTCGCTGCGCGCCGGGGCTGCGGACGCTGACCAGCCCCTCGCTGCGCTGTTGGCTGCGGAGTCGGAGCGGATGGCCCACCCCGACCGCTGGGCGCTGAAGGGCGCGCCGGTGTCGTCGGCGGACGTGCCCGCCGCGGGCTGGGCGGGCGTGTACGACCCTGACGCCGGGACCGTGTACTGGCTGCCCGGGGCGCTGGACAACGTGCTCGCGCGCGCGGGGTTCAGGCCCGCGGAGGTCTTGGCCCGGTGGTCTGACCGGGGCTGGCGCGTCGTCGACGCGGCCGGGGCGAACCCGCGGGTGGTCGTCGCAGGCAGCCGTGGGCGCGCGGTCGGCGTGCGGCTGGGGGCGGCCCTGCCGGACCATGCCGTGCCCGGGGCGCCCAAGGCCATCGCGCCGTTTGAGGGGCGCCCCGGCCGGACCGGACAGGCGGCCCCGCAGGCCCCGGCGATGGGGGCGGACCCGAGCCTGCCGGACTTCGACGGCGAGCGGTGGATGCCCGACAGAGCCGACGACAACTAAGCCCACAGGCGCGATGCTTTGGGCTGGTGGGGCCGCTTGCGGGGTGCCGTGGGCGGCCCTTGGTGCGTCTGGGGGAGGCGGGGGCAGGACAGACTGGCGCTTTGGTGGTAGCCCCCAGATTTGGCGAGAACGTAGAGCAGTAGCGCATAGGCACCACATGAGGACAAGGGACAGGATCTTAGAGGGTACGTATGAGGGAGAGCGAAAAACAAACTTTTCCAGTAGCCCCAAGGGCCGAAAATTGTAAAAACCGAGAGCCCCGTGGAGGGTCCTCTCTGCGGCTGTCCGTCCCGCCTGCGGAGGGCTGATATTGGGCGACAACGATGGATGCAGGCCAGCTATCGCGCTGTCCCGGCGCTTAGGCGCTCTGTCCCGGCCCTGGCAAGCCGTTGATATTACAGAGGCCAGATCGGGCCGTGATGGTCAGAGAGGCGGGCGGCTCTGTCCCGCCCGGGCCCACCACCGGACCCCTTGACCCCACCCTTTCCCCGCGCTATTGTCGGGGCAGGCCGCCCGCGCCTACCCGACAAGCCGCCCGGACCTGCGCCGGGCACAAGGTCCGGACGGAGGGCGCGGGCGGCCTCCCTGCCGCGCTGCAAGGCCCCAGGACGGGCCGCAGCCGCGGGGCAGGGTCAAGGGTCGGGCGGCCTGACAGGGCGCGCCTGGGGGCTGCAGGACGGGCCGTAGGGGCAAGGGGGGACCAAAGTGGCGGAAGCAGAGTGGGTCGACATCAACGCGATCAAGCCGTGGGACAAGAACCCCCGGAAGAACGCGGCCGCCATCAAAGAAGTCGCCGGCTCGATCAAGCGCTTCGGCTTCTCCTCGCCGATCATCGCCCGGCGCGCCGACAACGTGATCATCGCCGGCCACACCCGTTGGGCCGCCGCGCAGTCGCTCGGACTCGACAAGGTGCTGGTCAGGTTCATGGACTTGGACCCGGCGCAGGCGAAGGCCCTCGCGCTGGCCGACAACAAGCTCGGCGAGCTCGCGGAGTGGGATGAGGCGCTTCTTGCCGAGGCACTGCAGGGACTCGATGAAGAGCTCTTCGACCTCTCGGGGCTCGGCTTCTCCGACGCCGAGATCGACAAGTACATCGACGGCATCAGCGACGACGACGGCGAGGTTAGCGCCGACCCGATCAACACCGGCCCGGCACCCAAGGCCGAGGTCGTCACCCCCGCATCGCAAGGCCCCGCCGGCCCGGCCGTCGACGTCCCGAAGCCCGCCGACGTGATCGAGGACAACCCGTACACGCGCAAGGTCAAGGCGCCGACCTACACGCCGAAGGGCAACCGCCCCGAGACGTCGGAGCTCTTCGATCAGGGCAAGACGTCGGCGCTCATCGCCGAGATCGAGCGCGCGAACCTGCCACCCGACGTCCGGGCGTTCATGATCGCCGCCGCCCATCGGCACACAGTCTTCAAGTACAGGCAGATCGCCGAGTTCTACTGCCACGCCGACCCGGCCTTGCAAGACCTCATGGAGCGCTCGGCGCTGGTCATCATCGACTTCGACAAGGCCATCGAGAACGGCTTCGTCCACCTCTCCGAGCGGCTCGGGCAGCTTGCAGACCGGAGCGCGGCCGATGCGTCCTGACTTCTGCGCCTACATCCTCAGCCACGGCAGGCCGGACAACGTCAAGACCTACGAGACGCTCCGCAAGGCCGGCTACACAGGCCCCATCCGCATCGTGATCGATGACGAGGACAAGACCGGCCCCCAGTACGTCGAGCGCTACGGCGCCGAGGTCGTCAAGTTCAGCAAGGCTGAGGCCGCGCTGCTCTTCGACGAGATGGACAACTTCGACGAGCGCAGGTCGGTGATCTACGCCCGGAACGCGCTTTGGGGCATCGCGAAGGCCGACGGCTATCGGTATTTCATTGAGTTGGACGACGACTATGGCGGTTTCTATCTGCGGTTCAACTCAGCGGGGGACTACGGGGCATACCCCCTGTTTGACATTGACGAGTGCGTCGAGGCTTTGGTAGAGTTCTTGATCAGCAGCGGCGCCGACTGCGTGGCGATGGCCCAAGGTGGCGACCACATCGGTGGCATCGGCAATCAGCAGACCCTCAGACGGAAGGCTATGAATAGCTTTGTTTGCGACGTTGACCGGCCGTTCTACTTCTGCGGCAAACTCAACGACGACGTCAACACCTACGTTTCGCTCGGGTCGCGCGGACGGCTGTTCTTTACAGTCCTGCAAGCACAGCTAAACCAAGCACAAACCCAGGCAGCGCCGGGAGGATTGACCGACATCTACCTTGCGTTCGGTACTTACGTGAAGTCGTTCTATACCGTCATGGTGCAGCCTTCATCCGTCCAGATCGGCACAACCGGCGACCCACGCTCTCCGGCCTACCGCATCCATCACAAGATCAACTGGCCGAACACCGTCCCCTGCATCCTCTCCCCCGAACACCGCAAAGCGAGGGCATGACATGACCGTCGGCCGCCTCACCCCGAGAAACGTGCTCCTCGCCGAAGCCATCGCCAACGGCATGACGCGCCGGAAGGCCGCCGAATACTGCGGCCTGACCGAGAAGGGCGTCGACGTCGCGCTCAAGCGGCCCCATGTCAAGGCCGAGATCGAGCGCCGGGTCGCTGAGATCACCAAGGCAACCCGCGGCGCGCTGCGCGGGGGCCGGTTCGCCGCCGTCGCTGCCTTGGTGCGCATCGCCAAGGACACGACCGCCCCGCCCGCCGCGCAGGTCAACGCGGCCATCGCCATCCTTGACCGGATCGGCGTCGGCAAGACATCGACCGTCGAGGTCTTGGAGAGTCGGACGGACGAGTCCCCCGAGGACCGTCTCGCCCGCCTGTCGGAGCGCTTGGGCGCGGCGCTCGCGACCCTGCCCCCGCCGGATGAGGCCGACGACGATGACGAGGGCGCCGACGACGGGGAGGATGACGTCGCCCCCGGCGCGGCGCCCGTTGAAGACGAGGACGACGGCGCGGAGGACTGATGGACCCGGCTACCGCCCTCGCCGAGCTCGCCCGGCGGGTCGCGGCCTACCGCGCAACCCGCAAGCGCGTCCCTGATGAGATCCTCGACTTGATCGAGGACTACGAGGCGATCCTCGACGCGCAGGACGCCGCGCGCAAGGCGTCGCCGCTCGCCTACGCCCGCCTCTGGGCGCCCGAGTGCCGCACCTGCCCCCACCCCGACCCGGCCGCCCCCGCGCCGCCCAAGGGCCGCCGCGGCGCGCCGATGATCGAGGTCCGCGGCACGATCCACCGATGTCCGGTCTGCGGCATCGAGGAGTCCCGCACGTCGCAGATTGGCGCGGTGCGCGCCCTTCTCGCCGGGGACTTCGATAAGGCGTTCCTGTTGGGCGGCAGCCGCACCGGCAAGACCGAAGCCGGCGCGCAGGTCGCTGTGGCCATCGCACAGGGCGCCGACCACCCCGACACGCAGGCATGGGCGCGACTCAACGGCCTGTCGCTTGACCGCATCCAACGCGGCCCCGGCCTGTTCTGGGCGGTGTCGCAGACGCACACGATGTCGCGCACGATCCAGCGCGAGAAGCTGGACAAGTACCTGCCCGCCGGGTCAAAGCGGCGGGGCTGGGAGGCCGACAACGAGGCGGAGGTCCGGCTGCCCGGCGGCGGCAAGATCGTATGCAAGGCATTCGCCCAGAACACCAGCGAGGGCAACGCGAAAAACCCCTTTGAGGGCGCCAAAATCCACGGCGCGTGGGTCGACGAAGAGCCGCAGTCTGTGCAGGGGTTCGACAGCATCGGCGCCCGGACCATCGACTACGACGGCCTTGTCTACGCGACGATGACACCCCTGTCGGGCTGGACCCCTTTCCTGCTCACCAACGTTGGGCATTTGGACAAAGGCACGCCCCCGCCGCCGCGCCTGTTCGTGGCCTTCCTCCATGCGATGGACAACCCGCACGTCAGCCCGACCGTCGTCGCTGACAAGTGGGCCGGGAAGCCCGAAGCCATCCGCCGGTCGCGCCTCCGCGGCGAGATCGTCGCGCTTGAGGGTGCGGTGCACCCCGACTTCCACAACGGCCCGCCCTACGTCGTCCCGTCCTTCGACCCCCCGGCACACTGGCCCCGCTACGGCGGGATCGACTTCGGCGCCCGCGCGCCCTTCTGCCATCTGTGGGCCGCACATGACGAGAGCGCCGACGTGCTCCACGTTTACAGGGAGCACTACAAGGCAGACGAAATCCTCGCCTACCACGCCGCCGCGATCTGGGCGGTGGAGGGCTGCCCGGCCTGCCAACCGTCCGACGGCGTCGGCAGCGATGAGTGGACGCGCTGGCGCGTGCGCTGCGCTGGGGGAACCCATCGCTGCGAGACCTGCAGCGGAACCGGCCTGACGCCCGATGCACCAATGACCAGATGGGCCGACCCTGAGGGCAAGGACCAGCGGGGCATGTTGTCCATGCTCTACGACCTGCCGACCGCCCCAGCCGAGAAGGGCCGCGCCGCCTCGTTTCAGGTGCTCTTCGACCGGATGACCGTGTCACCGAAGCACGGCACGCCCGGCATCATCATCCACGACCGGTGCGTCAACCTCATCCGTGAGACGGCGCGCCTCGTCTGGCGCAAAGGCCGCCACGGCGAGACCGCCGACCGCTGGGAGACCGACGGCGATGACCACGCACACGACGTCCTGCGCTACCTCGTCTATGCCCTGCGCGGGCGGTACAGCACCCCGACCGAAGAGGGCACCGGTTGACCTTGACACGCGCCCCGGGCTATGATCGCGGCATGGCCACCCCGACCGACCCCGCGCCACTTGCCGTCGCCCCCACGTCCGTCTGGGGTCGCGCCTACCTGTCCGTCGCCCGTGCGCTCGGGCTGGTCAACCCGGTGGAGCGCCCCCGCGAGTTCGTGGCCGGCGGTGACTACGCCGCGGCAGCGCCGACCGAGGGCTTGTACAGCCCCACCATCGCGCTCAGCGCGTACCTGAACCCGTGGGTTTACGCCTGCGTGCGCGCCATCGCCGGCGACCTCGCCGCCTTGCCGATTGTGGTCAAGCGCCGGGGCGAAGTCGTCGAGAACCACTGGCTCCCCAAGGCCGTCGCCAACAGCGGGCACCCGTCCAGCCGCACATGGCGCGAGGCGACCGTGCGGGACATGCTTCTGGCCGGGCGTAGCACGTCGGTCCTGCTCTACAGCAACCTGACCGGCGCCCCCATCGGCGTGCGATGGGCCCACCCCGAGCGCGTCCGGGTCATCCCCGCCGCCGACGGCACCCCGCTCGGGTACGAGATCGGCAGCGACAGCGTCAAGCAGTACCCGCCCGAAGCGGTGCTGTCCGTCCTGACGCTGGGCGTGCTGGACGGCCCCGAGGCCCTCGCCGGCGTCGGTGCGACGCAGGTGCTTCACTCCGACCTGACTGCCGACCAAGCCCTCGCCGCCGGCACCGCGCGCAAGGCCCGGTCGGGCCGTCCGGCCGCCATCTACCGGCCAGCAAGCAAGGACCAAGGCTCAGGGTGGAGTCAGCCGGCTGTTGAGCAGATCAAGATGCAGCTCGCCCGCCTGTTCAACGACAGCGACGGCGGGGTCGCTGTCCTCGGCGCATCCGGCGCGGAGCTCGACCTTCTCGACTGGGCACCGAAGGACATGGATGGCCCCGCGCAGCGCACGTGGACCCGTGACCTCATCCTCGCCGTCTTTGGCGTGCCGCCCGTGCGCTTGGGCGTCGACGCAGCCAACATCTTCGCCACCGCCGGCGCGCAGTTGACGTCGTACTGGACCGACCTGAAGGGCAAGATCGCGCCGCTGGACGAGGCGATGACGATGCTGGCCCGGCGCGTTGACCGGGACGACAGCATCACCGTCGAGCACGATTTCAGCGGCGTCGGACCGCTGCAGGCTGCTGACAGCGACATCCTCGCCCGGATCGCGCTGCACATCGCGAACGGGATGGACCCGGCGACCGCCTACGCCTACGAGGGCTGGGACGACGTGCCCGAGGGCGCCTTCACCGCCCCCGCCGCCCCGGCGACCCCCGCCGGGCAGACCCCCGCGCCTGCGCCTGCCGACGACGCCCCGGGCGACGAAGACGACGACCTCGACGAAGACGAAGACCTCGCCACCGAAGACGCTGACCTTGCATCGTCGCTGTCCGATGCCGCCGACGTGCTGACCAACCCCGACGCGACCGATGACGAGCGCGCCGAGGCCATCGCCGCCCTGACCGCCGCCGCCGAGGCCCTCGCGGCCCGGGGCGACGGGTGAGCGTCATCCGCGACATCAAGGGCATCGACCGCAAGCCGACCGCGGGCATGGCTTCCAACGCCCGCCTTGGCCTGCGCCTGCGCGAAGAGCACGGCCGGGGCGGGACTGCCGTCGGTGTCGCGCGCGCCCGGGACATCGCGAACCGCGCGAACCTCAGCGACCGCACGATCCTGCGGATGCACTCCTTCTTCGCCCGTCACGGCGCGCAGCAGACCGCCGCGGGCTGGGAAGACCGCTCCGACCCGTCCGCGCAGTGGATCGCTTGGCTGCTCTGGGGTGGCGATGCCGGCCGGCGCTGGGCGCGCGTGCGCAGGGACGCGATCATGGCTGCGCGCAAGCCGAAGCGCCGCGCAGGCCGCCGTGCCCCGGTCACCCGCGCCGCCGGCAAGCCCCCGCGCCTGACGGTGGCCCGGTCGCGCAGGCTGGTCGGCAAGGCCCGCCGCAATCAAGAGCGCGCTGTGCTCCGCGCATGGTCCGGGGCCCTCCGTGCCCAGCGCGACCGTCTCATCGCCCGGCTCGGGGCTATTGACGCAGCCCGGGGTGTACGCGCTGGCCTATTGACGCCTCCCGGGACCGCCCCGGTGCGCCGGGTGCTCATCGCAGACGACATCGCCATGCTCTTCAACGTCGCTGCTGAGGCGCTGACCATCGCCGAGGCCGTGACCAACGTCATCGGCGCGACCGTGCAAGTCGGCTGGGGCCTGTTCCGGGCATGGCTGACAGCCCCGGACGGCCGCGGCATCGCATGGGAACCGACCCTGACCCCGACGCCCGGCCTGTTGGCTGAGCAGGTCACCCGCGTCAACGAGACGACCAAGCGTCAGATCGAGGCCGAAGTCATCGCAGGCATCACCGCCGGCGAGTCCATCGGCGACATCCAAGAGCGCGTCCGGTCGTCGCAGGCGTTCTCCGCGGCCCGCGCCCTGACCATCGCCCGCACCGAGACCAACCGCGCCCTGCAGGCCGGGACCGACTTGGCCTATGGGCAAGCGGCCAACCTCGGCGTCGACTTCGAGGTCGAATGGGTGCGCGCGCCGCTGCCTGTCGAACCTGACCGCTCCCATCGCCGCTGTCATGGTCAACGTGTTGCACCCGGGGGCATGTTCGTGATACCGTCGGGTCAAGACGTAGGGGCCCGAGCCCCGTCCCCCGGCGGCTTCGGCATCGCCCGCCAAGACATCAACTGCCGGTGTGCGACCCGGCCTGTATTCGAGGACTGACCCCATGCTCTGCGCCCCGGTCATCGCCCGCCCCGCCGACGTGCGCCGCGCCTTCGTGGAGCGCCGCGCGGCCGGTGGCCTGCAGCCCGGCGAGATCGAGCCGGCGGCCCTGTTCCGGTCGGTCATGCTGCGCGCCCTGCCGATGCCCGATGAGCGGCCGGACACCAACGACGGCGAGCTCCCGCGCTACCGCTTCGTGATGTCCATGAGCACGCCCGATGAGGCCCACGACCTCGTCATGCAGGATTGGGATCTGTCGCGGTTCAGCCAAAACCCCGTCGCCTTCTTCAATCACAACAGTTGGGGCCTCCCCATCGGCAAGTGGGTCGAC